AGAGTTGATGCTAGACCAGATGGTAGAAGATAATGTCAAACAATATTGTTCCATTTCCTAGACTTCCAACTCCATCAGATGAAGTGAGTGTCAGTTATTTAGTTGATTTAGTTAGATCGTTAGAAGTAATAATAAATCAATTACAAAATCCTCAACTTAATTTTCCCTCTATACCGAGTAGTGGTACGGGTAATACTTTTTCTATTGGTGATATTTACATTGGAGATGGCGGTTTTTTAAGAATATTAGAACCAGGTCAAGCCTTATCAGGGAGTGTTTCGGCAATTGGTTCAGTTGGAACTGTGACAGTAAGCGTTAGTTAATAAAGTTATAATCTTGTGTTAAATGAGAAATGATGTTAAATTTTATAACAATAAGGATAAAATATGTATAATAGACCAATGTATATGCAAGAAGGCGGATTTGCTGGATCTTTTGGATCTAGTATAAATCCTTCTTTTGGCGGCAATGGTTTATTAGAAAACATTCAAGAACAAGTTAGTAAAAATGGTGAATTTTTACAGTTAATACAAAATAAAAATCAAGGTACTAATACTGCCTTATCTACACAAAACCCATCAACTCCTAATTTTAGCAACTCTGATGGTTCATCAGCGATTGATAATCTTATAAATAACGATCCTCTTTTTCCTAAACCAAAACCTGCTGAGTTAACAGCACAACAACCAATGAGTATTGCAAACGCAGCAACTGACTCACAAAGTCAATTAAGAGCAGATTATGATAAAGCAGTAGAAGACGCAAGAAGACAAAGAGCCGAAGGTTTCATGGGTAGAGTTGTGCTTCCTGGTGAAATGTCTTTTGAGGATTTTAAACAGGCTCAAATAGCCGTTGCCAATTCAGGTCAACTACAATCTAAGATTGATTTGGACTTTGCCAATTCAGGAATAAACTTGCAACCGTCAAATTTTAATTCTATTGGTGATGGTATAAATAATTTAATTAATAACAACAATCAATTTGTAACAGCAAGATCATATGCAAATGGAGGATTAGCCGATATGGGTAGATTTGGTGATAATCAAATGGTTCACGCACAAGCTGGCGAGATGGTTGTGCCTCAATCTATATTACAAGAAAACCCACAAATAGGAATGGGATTAAATCAAGCTCTTGTTAATCAAGGTCTTGACCCACAAAGACAAATAGTTGGCTCTAATGCTGGAAGCATAAACCCAATGACAGGTCAGCAAGAATTTTTTGATTTAGGTAAACTTCTTAAAAAAGCAGCTCCTATAGCTATTGGAGCTATGTTAGGACCTGCGGCTGGTGCAGGTCTTGGTGGTTTATTTGGAGCAGGTAGCACTGCGGGTTCTTTTTTGTCTAATCCTTTCGTAAGTAGAGCTTTAACTGGAGCTATAACAAGTAAACTTGGTGGCGCAAAAACTAAAGACGCTTTGATGGCTGGATTGTTATCAGGTGGAATTGGTGCTTTAACTGGAGGCTCAGAAGCTAGTATTGGATCAGATGCTACAAAACAAGGAGCATCACAAGCTGGAACAGTTGGAAAATCACTTGGACAAGGTATTTCTCGTAATCAAGCAATAACAGACGCTGTTTCAAAAACAGCAACTGATGTCGCCGCTGAAGGTGTTAAAAAAGCCTTTGTGCCAAAAACAATGTCTGGAGAATTATTGCAGTCATTAGGTGTAAGTGAAGATAATTTATTAAGTAAATTGTTAAATACTCAAATGGGTGAAGGATTATCTGCTGGATTAATTGCTCAACTACTAGCTGGTGGCGATGAAGATGAAGATACTAGAACAGCTTATGAAAGAAGACCTTTTGGTTTTGGCGGCCCTGGTGGTAAACTTGGTGGTATAACATATGCTAACATGGGTGGCGAGATGGGTTTTCCTCGTAGAAACGGTGGTATAGATCCAAGCGAAGGTTCTGGACGAAAAGATGATGTGCCTGCTATGCTTATGGCAGGTGAATTTGTTTTAACAAAAGATGCAGTTAAAGGATTAGGTGATGGAAATCAAAGAAAAGGTATTCAAAGAGCCTATAACATGATGGATAACTTGGAGGCTAGGGCATAATGGCAGTTCAAACCGTTGAAAATATAAACAGACTTCCTCCCTTTCTTGAAGGTTTGCAAAAACGTATGTTGCAAACAGGATTCGGTGAGTTTGATGCTGATGGTAAGCAAACCACTAAAGGATTATTAGATTCTGCTTTAGGTCTACCACAATTTCAAATTGCTGGAATAGATCCTCTTCGTAAAAAAGCTATAAGTTTGGGCGAACAATTAGCTGGTTCTTATCAACCTTTTATTAGAGGCGCAAGAGATCAAACACTTGCTGGACAACAAGCGTTAGCTGCTGGATTAGGAAGTCTTCGATCTGGATTAGGAACTCTTGGTCGTGCAGACAGAATGACTTCTGGAGCAGAAGGTGTAACTAGAGGTGGCTTAACAGATTTTGATCTTGGTAGAAGTGCTATTGGCTCTGGTATGCAAGATTTTACCTCTGGCAGAGGCGCTGTTGCTCAAGGTGCTGATTATCTACGACAAGCGTCTGATTTAGCTGATCCATCGCAAGGTATATCTAAATTTATGAATCCTTTTCAACAGCAAGTTATTGATGCCACAATGAGGCAACTTGACGAGCAGGCTGATAAAGCAAGACAAGGTGACGCTGCTAGAGCCATACAAGCTGGAGCTTTTGGTGGTGGTCGTGAAGGCGTTCAAAGAGCTGAAAGAGATAAAGGATTACAAGAAGCAAAAGCAGATACATTATCTAAATTATTATCTGCTAATTATGCACAAGCATTGCAAGGTTCTCAAAATGCAGCAAAACTACAAGCTGGATTGGGTCAAGCATCAGGTGATTTAGGTGCTAGATTCGGAGCATTAGGACAAGGCAGAGGCGATTTAGGTGCTAGATTTGGTCAATTAGGTCAAGGTAGAGGGCAATTAGGAACATCTTTAGGTCAACTAGGAAGCACATTAGGCAGTATTGGTGGGCAATATAGCACTGCTGGAGGCAGACAAGGCGCTATTGGTCAACAGTTTGGTCAATTAGCAGGCACAACGTCAGATATAGGTCGTTTGCAACAAGCATTAGGTCAAGCAGATGTATCTCAACTAAGTCAATTAGGTGCAATGAGACAACAGCAACAACAAGCTCAATTAGATGCTTATAGACAAAATCAAATGCAAAAAGTTCAAGACCCTTATACAAGATTACAAATAGGTCAAAACTTATTACAAGGAATGCCTAGTTCAAGCATACCTTCTACATTTGCACAAACTGCAACACCATCAGCTAATCCTTTCTTACAAGGTATTGGTGCTTACACAACATTGTCACAAATTGCACCTTTTGGTGGTACTACAGGTAAATAGGAGCTGTAAACGATGGCTATGTATAAAAGCGGACCTAGATATACAAGTGGAATAGGAGCTTTAGAGGTTACCTCTCCAGAGCTTCGCAAGGCTTTAGGTATAGAAAAACCACAGCAATTTGATCCAAAAACTTTAGAAAGACTTCCAAGAGAAGATGAAACACCAAGACCATTTAGACCTCAAGGTTTAGGTAATATATTTCTTGGAGAAGACAAAAAACAATCTGCTGAAGCTCGTTCTATGTTAGGTTCTGGAATAATGGGCCAAGGAGTTTCTCCTGGATTTAGTCAAGCCTTAACTGGAAGCCCTGTAGGAGCAACAACACAAGCAGAAGTTTTAGAAGCTCTTACAAATCCTCAAATAATACAAGATAAGGCAAGTAAGATTGTTGACGATTTTTCAGAAGTTAATGAGGCTTCAGAAATTAATAATAAGTTACAAGGTCTTGAGTCTGATATTGTTGGGATAGGAACAAGTAAAACTGATGACTTTGATGCAGGATTAGCAGAATCAACGGGAGCTACTGATGAAACAGCAGAAAGCACAGAAAGCACAGACACAGAAGAAAATTTAACTGCAGCACAAACAGCCACAAAGACAGCTCTTAGTGAATTTCTTGAACAAGCAAGACCTGGTATTAAGCCACAAAATTATGATGAATATATAAAAGAATTTGGTGAAGCAACAGGTTTGGATATATCAGGAGAGCCTGATACAAAACAAGCTCTAATGTCTTTTGGATTAGCTCTAATGCAAAACAGAGCAGGTAAAGGTTTTGATTTAAGTAAAATCTTAACTGCCACTGGTGAGGCTGGCGAAGCCGCAATGCCTGATTTTAGAAAAGCCGTAGCAGAAGCAAAGACTGTTCGTGCAAAGGCTGGTGAATTTGCAATAAGTAGAAAAAAAGAAGATCAAACAGCAGCTATGAATAGAAGTAATTATTATATTATACCAAAAGGTAAACTTAAAGGTATAAAAGGTTTGGCACAAAACTTTGAAAAAGGTGAAAATGTTATGCTTAATAGTTATGAGCTTAACTCTCTTAATGAAAGCAAAAAATTCAATGAACAATATGAGATAGTTCCTAGTTCAATATACAAAAAAGCTGCTGAAGCCTATTTTAAAACACCTGAATATGGAGAAAAATATTTAGCAAAAAGAGAAAATATATCTTTATTTAACGATGCGCCTGATGATTTGACTATATCTATAGCAAGAGTTAATCAAAACTACAAAGGGCCAGACATGCCAAAATTAGGATTTTACAATGCCTCTAATTATGAAGATGATTTTGCTAAACTTGTAAAAGTTGATAGAAGTTTAGATAAGATAGCAAAAAAAATTGGAACAGCTTTTAGCATTACAGATGAAGGTAGAGTAGATGTCCCTGGACAAATTGCTGATGGTGTTACTGGTTTTGCAAGAGCATTTGGAATAGATATGGGTAAAGGAGGCGCAACGGATTCAGATAAAGTGCGATATGTATTAAGATCTATAGCAGCTCAAAAAGCTCCTCAAATTTTAGGAGAAGCTGGTAAAACTATATCAGATGCAGATAGAGAAAGAGTTCAACAAATAGTAGGACAATTAGAAGGAGTTCAAGATAAAGAAAGATTAAAACTCGCTCTCAAAGAAGTTTATGAATTAATTGTAGTTGAAGGTAAATTAGATGTTCAACAAGGTTTAACAAAATTAAATAGATATGCTAAAAGATCTTTACCTAAATTTGATACAACATATAATGTTGCTATGGGAGACGATGGCGTTTTTGATGTTAGAACACAACAGGCAGAATAATGGCTGTAATAAAAGTAAGAGATAATCAAGGTGAAATTAAACAATTTAGAATAGAGGGAGACACACCCACTGTTGCTGAACAACAACGTATTGGACAAGCTCTCAATCCTTCTCCTCGTATTGGTCAATTAAGAAGTTTAGAAGATATAGTTGGACAACAATCTAATAAAGACACAGAAAATTTTGATTACAAAACTGGTGGAGATTCTAGTTTAAGAGCATTATTATCTTTTGGTGAATCGGCTGACGATCAAGAAGCTATACTAACAAAACTTGTAGGTGCAGATGGGTTTACAAGAGATAATGATGGTAGATTGGCTTTAACTCCAGAAGGTCAACGTAGACGAGGTATGGATACAATAGAAAAAAATCTTGTCATAGAAGATGAGGGTTTTTCTTTTGGCGATATAGCAGATTTAACTGGCTTTGTTCCTGAAACAGTTGGAGCTGTAGGTGGAACTATATTAGGTTTACCTCTTGGATTATTTGGTGCGTCTGCTGGCGCTGGTCTTGGTGCCGCTGTAGGACAGACTATTGAAGAAGGTGTTGAAAGTTTACTAGGCGTACAAAAACAAAGTGCAGAAGAGGTGGCAAAAGATGTAGCAACAGAAGCCGCATTAGCTGCTGGATTTGAATTTGCTGGAGGTCTAATATTCAAAGCTGGAAGAGCTATAATTGGTGGAGGCACACAATTAGCTAGAAAAGCAGGAACTCCAACAGCAAAACTAGAAGGTGAAAAATTAGCAAGAGCAGAAAGATTATTAGATAAAGACTATATACCTAGTGCAGATGCAATAGGCGCACCACCTATGGTTGGATATAGACAAAAATTTTCTGAAAATGTTTTAAGAGATGATACTCGTTTAAGAAGAAATTTAAATGCAGCTTTTAATGATAAAGATGAGTTAATTGATAATTTAATTGGCGCACAAGCTGATGCGGCAGCTGTTGGATTCGGTAATTTGTCAAAACAACAATTTAATACACTCAAGAAAGCACAAACAGATGCGTCAGCAGCTTCAATTAAAGCTGTTAATCAAAGTATAGATTATATACAAAAAAATGTTGATATGGATATAAGTATAAATGAAAGATTATTAGACAGAGTTAATCAAGCGTTTATATCTTTTGAAAATAAAACAGCTTCAGATTTTGCTCGTGTTGATGATTTGTTAAAACAAGTAGAATTACCAGGAGGTGTTTCTGCTCAAACAGCTCGAGTTGTTCCTACATCAGAAATAAAAGCATCACTCGATACAGTGATTGAAGAAGCAGGTGGTATAGCTGCTACAACTCCTAGAACACAAGCTGCAGTAGACGCTATAAGAGGTTTAGATGAATTTTCTAGTTTTAGACAAGTTGTTCTTGCAAGAAAACAATTAAACGATGCTATGATGTCTGAAAACGCTCTATTTAGAAGAGTTCTAGACGATAGTTTGATGAGTTTAAGACAAAGTTTAGATAGAGCTGTTGATGGAACTAACCTTACTAAATTAGAAGGTTTAAAAGGCTTGTCCAAAGAAGCCAAAGAAAAAATAAAAGAAGCATCAGAATTAAGATTAGATGCAATGAACTCTTACAAAGTTGGAAGAAAAACATTTGAAGATTTAGAAAGATTTGGTGTTATAAGAAGTATAAGAGATTTAGGTGTTGATAATCCTAATGTTAAATTTGAAATAGATACATTCTTCAATAGAGTTTTAAAATCAGATCAACCAGAAAGACTCAAACAATTATTGACAACGGTTGGAGATCAAGCAGAACCATTAAGACAAGAGCTATCAAGATCATTTTTAGAAAATGCAATACAAAAAACAGGCATTGCAAAATCAGGTGATTTAACGACAGGAAAGTTTAGTGGTACATTATTTAACACGCAAATACAAAAACTCGGTAATGATGTAGGAAGAGTTTTATTTAAAGAACAATGGAATGAATTAAAAAATCTTGGTGAAATTATAGCTAGATCTGGAACAGAAAAATTAGACAAAGAAGTTTTAGATCAAATAATTTCTAGAGGTACAGCACAAAATAAACCACTTGTTGATTCATTAAAAGAATTAGCAGAAGCAAAAGAAGCGTTTGCACAAACTAAAGGTATTAGTTTAGTCAATAGAATGAATCAGGGTATATTAGACCCTGCAGAAGCTGTTCAGTTAGTTGCTACGCCTGGTCGTGTATCTTTAGCAGAAGCAAAGAAAATTAAAAAATTTTTTGAAAACGATCCAACATCATTTCAAAATTTAAAACAATTTGTTGTTGAAGATATATTATCTGCTGTTGATGGGAATGTTTTTTCAAGCACACAAACAGCACAAGCATTATTAAAACACATAAACAGATTTGATCCAAAAGTATTGAAAGAGATATTAGGCGAAAATGAATTTATTGCTTTGAAAGAATTTGGTAAAGATTTAGAATTTTTAAGTGACGTATCAAGAGAAGGTACAATAGCAGCCGCAAGTTATACAGCCAACCCAATAAAAAAATACAAAGAAATAATACAAGCAAAACTTTTTAATATAATTGGATCAAATCCAGAAATTGCAAGAAAATATGTGCAAGCAGCTAAAGCAGGAAGAGATAATCCAGAAGGAGTTAATGATAGAGTTGCCGATGCTGTAAACGCTGCAGCAGATAAATATTTTACTAGAGGTCAAATAGCAACTTCATTACCAAGACAAATAATAGCTCAATCAGTTGGGCCGCAACCTGAAGATACAAGAGTTACTAATGAAAATTTAGAAACTTTTAATATTCAACCCGCAGCAACTTCAAGTATTATTAGCAATATTGATGTAACAGACCCAGGGATCGGTGATGCTTTAGGTCTTAGTCCAGCAGATCAAGCGATAGCTGGAAGACAAATTAGAGGCAGTTTAAATCAAGGACGAATAACACCATGAACATAGATGAATTAAGAGAAGAACTAAAAGAAGATGAAGGTTGTAAGTACGAAATATACTTAGATCATTTAGGACTACCTACGCATGGGATAGGTCACCTTATAACAGAATGGGATGAAGAATATAACAAAGAAGTAGGCACACCAGTATCAGAAGATCGAGTTAACGAATGCTTTGCTAAAGACGTAGAAGTAACAATAGATGAATGTAAAAAATTGTTTAATACTTTTGATGATCTACCTGAAGAAGTACAAAAGATATGTGCGAACATGATGTTCAATATGGGTCGTCCTCGTTTATCCAAATTTGTTAAATTTCGTGCTGCCATAGACGATGAAGACTGGCTAGAATGTGCCGTCCAAATGGAAGATTCGAGATGGCATAAGCAGGTAACTAACCGCGCTAATCGTTTAATAAAAAGAATGGAAGCTATAGGTATTAGAGAACAAGTCGCTTAATTATTAAGTGTTCCTAAACCTAAACGAGTAACATTATCATCTTCTTTAAATCTATTTGAATAATCTTTATCAACCCATATGCTAATTTGTTGACGGATATTACGTCTTTCATCTTCACATATACGTTTTAGTTTATGATAAGTATCAGTATCTATGCCAATGGACTTGAATTTTTTCGGATCTGCCATTACAATAACTCCCATGTATTACAATAATAAACGAATTATAACCCGAAAAGTTGGGAAACCCAACAAGTATTTCGCAAAAAAAACTGTAGCTATGGGTCTAAAGTTTGATTCTAGATGGGAAGCAGAGCGTTGGGGTCAGTTAAAAGCTATGGAAAGAGCTGGTGCAGTTGACCAATTAGACAGACAAGTTAAGTATGAATTAAAGGTAAACGACCAAAAAATATGTGATTACATTGCTGATTTTACATATTTATTAATAGAAGAAGATGGGTCGTCCAGATTCATCGTTGAAGATGCTAAAGGCGTTTTGACACCTGAATTTAAGTTAAAGAAAAAACTTATGTTAGCCATTCATAACATTGACATTTTGCTTAGTTTTAAAAAAAAATAACAAATATTGTTGACAAACTGGTTTACAGTTCCTATTTTAAGGTTTCTAGCAACTTAAATATACGAAAGGAAGGTCAATGAATGCCGAAAAAATGTTTCATAATTCTATTGAATCTCTTTATCATTATAAAGAAGATCTAAAAAAAGAACTAGATAAAGTCAAACAAAAGATCAATGATCTTAATATTGTCTTAGCAGAGAGGTATCAGAATGAAGCTCGTGATAGACTATCAGACGAGGGTAAAGATTATGGTACTGTAACTATCAATGAAGATGGTTATAAGGTCAAAGTAACATTAAGCAAGAAAGTTACTTGGGATCAAGAGGGTCTTGCCATTGCATTTACAGAAATGAACCCTGATGATGCTAGGCATTTTGCAAAGTTAACTTACTCTGTTGAAGAGAAGAAATACAATGCAGCACAGCCAGCTATTAAAGCTAAGTTACAAGAACATAGGGTTGTTGAACTAAAAGGCACAACCATAGATATATCAGTTTAGGAGGATTGTATGGGATTAAAGATAATCACAGCCGAAGAACGTATGGCTGAAAAGAAAGGTCATAAAATTGTTATTTGTGGTCAAAGTGGTGTTGGTAAAACTACATTAGCAAGAACTTTGGACTCAGCAACTACACTATTTATGGACTTAGAAGCTGGGGATGCAGCTATTGAGGGGTGGATGATCGACATGGTAAGACCACAAACATGGGCTGAATGTCGTGATTTCGCTTGTTTTTTAGGCGGCCCAAACCCAGCACTTACAGATGACCAACCTTACAGTAATGCTCACTATGACTATGTAAAATCGTTATACGGTGATCCATCAGAAATGATGAGCAAATACGATAGCATATTTGTAGATAGTATTACTGTAGCTGGTCGTCTATGTTTTCAGCATTGCATGGGTCATGCTGATAATAAATCAGAGAGAAGTGGCAAGGTTGATACTCGTGCTGTGTATGGAATGCACGGTAGAGAGATGATGTCTTGGCTCACTCATTTGCAACATATTCGTAGTAAGAATGTAATTTTTGTTGGTATTCTTGATGAGAAGATTGACGATTATGGGCGCAAGCTATTTGAACTACAAATAGACGGCACTAAGACGGGTCGTGAATTACCAGGCATTGTTGATGAAGTAATCACAATGGCAGTAATGACTGGCGATGAAAACACTGGCACATATCGTGCCTTTGTTTGTCAGACGTTGAATGAATGGGGGTATCCAGCAAAAGATAGATCAGGTAGACTTGATGTATTGGAAGAGCCGCATTTAGGTAAACTACTGACTAAAATGAGTGGTGGGATAAAACAATCGGAAAGAAAATTGACTTTTGTTGATCCTGCTAAAGTAATGTCCAGCAACGAAGGAGAAATGAATAATGCTTGACCTAAGTAATGTTTCCATGAGCGAAACAAGTAACGAGTTTGAATTGATTCCTGAAGGAACGATTGCTCGTGCAATTCTTTTAATTAAACCTAATCATACTATCATTGAAGAATTTGCTAGTACACCAATGTTTAAAGAGTCTCCACATTCAAGTGCGAAATATATAGAGACAGAATTTACCATTGTTGGTGGTCAATTTGATAAGCGTAAGGTATGGCAAAATATATTCTTTGATGGTGATTCTAAAAACGATCAAGGTATATCAAAAGCTAGAGTAAACGGTATTAGAACTTTACGTTTACTTGTTGATAGTATGCTTGGTCTTGACCCTAAAGATGTGTCAGTAGAATCTAATAATAAAAGAAAGATTCCTGGTATTGATGCTTTGCAAGGTCAGGAGTTTTGCATTAAGATTGGTATTGAAAAAGGCACTAATGGATATGCTGATAAGAATATTCTCAGAGGTCCAATATGTGCAGATCATAAAGGTTTTATAGCTGGTGGTGTAGTTCAGGTTGCACCGCAGGTTCAGCAACCAATCGATCAAGGAGTTCAACCCCAAGCTACCACGGCAGGTAGTGTAGTGCCACCTTGGGCATCTTAAAGGGTAACTTATTTCTAGCGGCAAGACTTTCCTTCGTCTGCTAGAACTCGTTTGGGTAGTACGAGCGCCGCCAAACTACCCACTTCATCCAGCCATGAAAGGTAATCCAATGAAAACATACGAACAAGCCAAACAAGAGTTTGATGAACAGATTGCAAAAGCATTTGCTCGTATTAATAAAATAAAAAAAACAAAGACTTTCGATTTTTCATGTCCTCAATGTAAAAAAGTTAAAAAAATTTTAGTAATTAGAATGAATCAAGGCAGTCAAGGTCTTAAATATTGTAGTTCTAATTGCAGAGCAGCCGCTCAAAGACAAAGAGATAAACAAAAGTTTATTGATAAAATTAATAATTTAAAACAAAGAATCAAAGAGTTAGAAAATGATTCTTAGACCATATCAAAAGATAGCAGTTGACGATGCTTCTATTGCTCTTACCAAACACAAAAACACTATTGTTGTCGCTCCAACGGGAGCAGGTAAGACAATCATGCTTTCAGCTTTAGTCGGTAAACGATACAAGCAAGGCAAAAAGATTTTAATTTTACAACATCGTGACGAGTTAGTCAGGCAAAACAGAACAAAGTTTTCAAGAGTAAATCCAAAAATAACAACAAGTGTAGTAGATGGATCAGAGAAAGATTGGTCTGGTGAAACTATATTTAGTATGGTTCAGACGCTTTCAAGACCGAACAATTTAGAAAACATGTGTAATTTTGACATGGTTGTTGTTGATGAAAGCCATCATATAATAGCAGAAACATATACAAGAATTATTGATAGAGTTAAAGAAGCTAACAATTCAGTTGAGATTGTTGGATTTACTGCTACTCCTAATCGTGGAGATAGAAAAGGTTTACGTAGCATATTTAATAATTGTTCGCATCAAATAGAAATCACCACATTAATTCGTGAGGGTTTTCTCGTACCACCAAAGACATTTGTTGTAGATGTAGGTGTCAGACAAGAATTAGAAAATGTTCGCAAAACTATATCTGATTTTGATATGGGCGAAGTTGAGCGTATTATGAATAAAAGAGCCATCAATGAACGTATTGTTCAGGAATGGCAAGAGAAAGCGGGAGATAGAAAAACAGTTGTCTTTTGTTCTACAGTTATACATGCACAAGATGTTTGCGATGAATATCGTAGGGCTGGCATTAGGTCTGAACTACTTACGGGTGAAACTCCAAGCGATGAAAGACAACAAATATTACATGATTTAGAACATGGAGATGTTCAGGTCGTTGTTAATGTTGCTGTGCTTACAGAAGGATTTGATGCTCCACCAGTTAGTTGCATTGTTCTTACAAGACCATGTTCATATAAATCTACAATGGTGCAAATGATTGGTCGTGGACTGCGAACAATAGATCCTGAAGAACACCCCGGAATTATAAAAAAAGATTGTATAGTTTTAGATTTTGGGACAAGTGTACTTACACATGGATCATTAGACGAGTTAGTTGACTTAGAAGGTTCAGAGGCTAGAGGAACAGGTGCTGCTCCTGAAAAAACATGTCCACAATGCGAATCAGTTGTACCATTATCATCTCGTGAATGTCCTTTATGTGGATATGAGTTTGGTCAGCAAGATAAAGAAGTATTAGAAGACTTCATTATGACCGAAGTTGACCTTATGGATAGATCGCCTTATCGTTGGGTAGATTTGTTTGATAATGGACGCTGTGTGAGTGCTAGTGGGTTTAATGGCTTTGGATTAGTTGCACACTTAGATGATGTCTCTATAGCCCTTGTAAAGCGTTCTAATGGACGATTAAGGGTTGTTAGTATTGGAACTAAGGAACAAGCCATAGCCGCTGCTGATGACTTTCTAAGAAAGATTGAAGATAGTGATGGCGCAAGGAAAGGTAAAAGATGGTTAAATGAAGCTGTTACACCTAAACAAACACAAGCACTAAAGAATTGTGGTATAACAGTTAGGGTTATGGATTTTAGTTGGAACAAGTATAAGGCTGCTTGTTGGTTAAATTATTTATGGAATAAAAAAGATATAGATAACAGAATTGCAAGTATAGGAGAAAAAAATGCAGCGTAGTGAGGCTTTACAAAAAGCAGAACAATTAATTAATGGCTCAAGAGCAAGAACTCATGGTGATGCCAAAGACACACATGAATCAATAGCTAAAATTATGAACGTATTATGGAGGCACAAGTTAAAATCTGATTTGACTTATGATGATATGTATAAATTTTGTATTGTCCAAAAACTTGTTAGAGATTCACAAAATCCAAAAAATATTGATAATCCTATAGATGTAATTGGTTATGGTGCTTTGTGGGCAGAGGGTAAAGATGGAAAGATTAACGCTAAATTATAATATAAATGTATCTAATGATGTTGGTGTTCAAAAGGTTATTGATGGCTCAATGTTTTTGCATACAGCCAACATACATAATCAAGATCAGTTGATGAATACAATAACTGAAGCTATGGAAGATATTATGGACGAATTAGAAAATGAAATATTAGGTGGTTTTTGTAAGGTAATGTCTGGTCAAGAAGAGATTTTAAGATTGGATTTTTATTCTCACGAATCAGAAGATCAGGAGGTTAGTAGTAGATGGATAGAGCCAACGATGAAAACAATTCATTAAAGAATGCAGCTAAAGTATTTAACAAAGTAGGTTGGGAGAAAAGACTATGCGATTTAACAGAAGAACAGATGGTCGCTTTAATATCTGTAATACAATCGTCAAGGGAGATAGAATATGAGTTTGTCTGCGACTATGTTACACAATCTCATATTAAATACTTCGGCCCAATCAGGCAACCAGAAGGACTTGAAGACATACCGTTTTGAAGAACAAATATCAGAATTTGTTGACAAAGCTATTAAAGAAAAGTCAGATAGTATCCCAAGGCGCACATATTTAGGAGGGTCTTCTTTAGGAGAGAAGTGTTCTAGAAAAATACAATATACTTATATGGGTCAGGAAGTTGATAAAGACAGACACTTTAGTCCACAGACATTAAGGATATTCCAATTTGGACACGAGATAGAAGACAGTATGGCTAATTGGTTAAAACAAGCAGGATTTGATTTGCGAACTGAAAAGAAAAATGGGGATCAATATGGCTTTTCTATATCTGATGGACAGATAAGAGGTCACATAGATGGCGTAATATGTGGAGGACCTGTTGGTATGGGCTATCCATCTTTGTGGGAAAACAAGTCAGCCAATGACAGAAAGTTTAAAGAGTTTCAAGCCAAGGGTATGGCAAAGACTAATCCTATATATGCTGCTCAAGTTGCTTTGTATCAAGCGTATATGGAATTAACAGAACACCCATGTTTGTTTACTGTAGTCAATAAAAATACTAGCGAAATATATTATGAACTTGTTCCTTTTGATAAGTTTCTCGCTCAAGAAATAAGTGATAAAGCAGTTAATATATTACAAGCTACAAAAGCTGGTGAAATGTTGCCACGAATATCTCAATCTAAAGATATGTTTGATTGTAAGTGGTGTAATTATAAAGAGACTTGTTGGGGTTAAAATAGGCGACATAAGGTAGAGAAACACATGTCGCCTATAACTTCAGCCAATGAAGGTAGGGATAGTATAATGAGCATAGTAAGATTTGGCAATACCAATCGTGATTTAAGTGGAAGAGAATTAGTAGAATTAATAAGTCAAAAAGTCCCACCACAAGCACAAATAGATGTGCTGAGAGACACTTATCCAAACGGTGTAATACGAGGAGATGAGTTTAATGTTGGGTCTTTAAATGGAGAGCCTGGAAAATCTTTAAAGATAGATATTAATCCAAGGTCTCCTTGGTTTATGAAAGGCAATGATTTCAACGGATCGAGTGGTGTCGGAGGTATTGTAAAAATACTTATGGAGGGTCGCAACATGAAGCTACCTGAAATAAAAGAATTTTTTTCTGATTACTTAGATGATACTCCTAAATTTCTTAGAGACGAAAACGCTGCTCCTCCAATTGATTCCATAATAAACAAATCGCTAAGACAACAGATAAACATAAACACTCCGTTTGATAGTGAGCATTCATATCTTAGTTTAGACGGAGAAGTCATATGTATGGTCAGACGATACAATATGAGAGACGGTGCGGGTAATCCCGTTATGGACGATCACGGTAAACCTAAGAAAGAGTTTCGTCAGTTTACTGGCACTAATCCATATCCTAAGATGCCTGATGTCAGACCGTTATATAATATACCGAACATTTCTGCTTCAGATAAAATTATATGGGTAGAGGGCGAGAAATGTGCTGATGCTCTTAATGAACTAGGTTTTACAGCTACATGTACTATGGGTGGTGCTGGAATGTTGTCTCGTAAATCAGCTAGTCAGTTTGACTTCTCACCGTTGCATGGCAAAGAGTTAACAATATGGCCCGACAATGATAATGCAGGTAAAAAGGTAGCCGAACTTATACAAGACTTAGCTATGAATGCAGGCGCAAAGTCAGTAACAATGCTCACACCACCTTTGGGTAAACCTGAAAGATGGGATGCGGCAGATGCTATAGCAGAGAGTTTTGATATAGGTCAGTTTCTAAGTGCAACAGTTAAACATATTAAACGTAATATAAATTTATTAGACAACAGCTTGTTAATAAATAGGTTTGAGGGCAAAGCACCTGAACAGAAGTTTTTAATCGGTGAAACACTACCATTGGCTGTACCTATAATATTTTCTGCATCTGGTGATGCGGGTAAGGGTATGATGACGTTGGACTTGGCTATGAAAGTAGCGAGTGGTCAGCCATTATCTGCATCTTTCGGTGGTAATATAACAGAGTTTGGCAATGCAGTTATCTTTACAGCAGAAGATGATGAAGGTGAAATGCACAGAAGAATTGAGCGATTAGATGCGAACAATTCTAGATTTAACTACGAACACGAACTAAGAATTGTGTCTTTACCTAATGTTGGTGGTGTATTTCCTATACTACAAGATACACATGATGGCTACAGAACTAGTGATGAGTTTGAAAAAATATACGATCAAATGTTACAAATGAATAATCTGAAGTTGATTGTGTTTGATCCGTTAGCATCATTTGTTCACGCAGATGTAAACTCTGATCCAGCGGCAGGAGCCGCATTAACTGGTCTATTAGCAAAGATAGCTACAGAAACGGGTGCTTCTGTTATCATGTGTCATCATATGACTAAGATCAAAGATGATACAGTTGTATCAACACCTGAACAAGCAAGGAATATGATTAGAGGTACGTCAGCGTTGGTTGACGGTGTTCGTTGTGCTTTTACAATATGGCAAGTTGATGAACCAACGGGTCGTAGGCGTTGCCAGGACTTAGGTATCGAGTACCAAAGAAACAGATGTTTTGACGGTGCAGTTGTTAAGTCAAACGGACCTGCGAGGCGTGACATAAGACATTTTATTCGTGATACATTTTCAGGATTGTTAGAAGATCGGTCTGAAGATATAGCAAGACTGCATTCGGGTAGTAACAGAGAAATAAAGAAAGATGCTTTGTTTGCATGGATTTCAGCATGTGAAAGAGAGGGTAGAGCATTAACACAACAGTCAGGAGCAGATGCAATATTGCAAAGAATGGCTGCAGATTCTGATGCGCCTACAGTTTTAGAGAACGCAACACAGCGAACAATTGATGGATTAGTCAGAGAATTATTGAATGAAGTTAGAATATCCAAGTATTCTTTTTCTAGATCAGGTGGTCGTAAATGGCTTGGTACTGTAGACGGAGACATGAGTAGAGGCGAATATGATGCAAGAACAGCAACAGAAAACTTATAAACTTCCAGATAATAACGTCTGCATATCCTTTAGTGGAGGCAGAACTAGTGCCTTTATGCTTTATCATATATTAGAAGCTAATAACGGATTGCCTGATAATGCTTTGGTTTGCTTTCAAAACACTGGTCGTGAAATGCCACAGACATTAGACTTCGTAAATAATTGTTCGCAAAAATGGAATGTAAAAATTACCTGGTTAGAATATGATTTAAACGAAGAAAACAAACATATATTTAAAATTGTTCGCTATGACAACGCAAGTCGTAAGGGTGAGCCGTTTGATAAATTAATAAATAAACACAACAGATTACCTAATCCTATGTCTAGGTTTTGTACGGGAAGCCTGAAAAGAGATACGACATCTAAGTATTTAAGAAGTCTTGGTTGGAAGAAATGGCATAACGCTTTAGGTATAAGGTCAGATGAAAAGCACAGATGCAAACCTGGTTTTGCAAATGGCTTCTATCCCTTTTATCCTATATGTGAAGCTAATCATAATATATTTGATGTTGATAAGTTTTGGGATAAACAAGATTTTAAATTAGATTTACCTGTTGTTAATGGCAAAACCATTAAAGGTAATTGTGATTTATGTTTTTTAAAGTCTGAGTCACAACTTGCATCAATGGTAAGAGACCACCCTGAATTAGCAAAATGGTGGATTGATGCAGAAGAAAGGACTGGTAGACAGTTTGAAAGAGGAAGAAACTTAAAAAGATTTGCAGAATTTGTTGATAGACAACAAGATTGGATATTCAACGATGAAGCGTACTTATGCCAAGCTGATGGAGGAGATTGTACGGGATGAAAATAGTTGATTTATTTAGTGGGATCGGTGGCTTTAGTTACGCTGCTGAGAAGTTAGTAGGTGGCTTTGAAACAGTTGCCTTTGTAGAGAGAGAACCTTATTGCCAAAAAGTCTTGCGAAAACATTGGCATGATGTTCCAATATTTAGTGATATAAGGAGTTTTGATGGAAAAGAATTTACAGATGCAGACATCGTTGTTGGAGGATTCCCTTGTCAACCTTGGAGTGTCGCAGGAGAACAGCGAGGAGATACAGATGACCGTGATCTCTGGCACGAAATGGTTAGGGTTATTGAAGACATACGACCTCGATGGATCATTGGGGAAAATGTGCGAGGCTTTGTTAACATGTCAATGGGCCTCAAAAGAAGTCTCTTTGACTTGGAGAGTATCGGATACAAAGCCGCACCATTTATTATTCCAGCTTGCGCCGCAGATGCCAAACACAGACGAGAACGATGTTGGATTGTGGGCCACTCCGAACACGATGGATCATTTACCTCAAAGGTCAGAAGAAGCTACAATCCGAATGATGAACGGACATCGCAAGGGTCGCAGCAAACCTTCCAATTTGAGAGAGCAAGTGGACGAGAACACGATGAAAATGTGGCCCACACCGAAAGCAACGGACTACTTCCCGGGAATGGGGGATTATGTGGAGGAGAACCAGTCGGGCTATACGGTGACGAGGAAAGGAACGGGAACGAAGTTCGGAGCGAAACTGTCAGATGCAGTAGACTTCAAGGAAAAGCAAATGATGTGGCCCACGCCAACAGCGACACCGAGAGGCGCACACACGGGAAAGATGTCGGGATCGGTAAGCGAGGACGGAAAGACATCAATTCGGGGAAACGGGACAAAATTCGGAGCGACACTTCAGACAGCAGTTGCAATGGCAGAAAAAAAGAAAAGGGAGATGTACCCTACACCAACGGCTCGGGATTACAAGGACTCGGGAGAGAACCTAGATCTATATCGGAGCAAGAGGCAAGACACTCAATTGGGGGTAATAGTCAAGAGAATGAGCGAGATAGACAACTCGAAATCGGATCAGGACCAATCTGGTGGAAGCCTGAACCCAGCGTGGGTCGAGTGGCTCATGGGATACCCAATCGGGTACACCGAATAAAATCCTTGGGGAATAGCATTGTTCCCCAAGTGGCTGCAAGGTTATTTTGGGCGATAAAGGAGGCAGAAAATGAGCGAACAAAGTAGACGAAGAACATGGGTTGCAGCAGCGCAGCCTATACCAAAGACGAACATTTGTTCGGTTTGTGGAAGACCAGGCGCTTCATATTCAATCGATAATGGCTGGTCTTGGTTTTGCTGGCCCTGTAAACCCGAAAATGCACAATGGAATATTCGCTATGACTAGCTCCGATAAATACTACGCTTTTAGAAAAGCATGTAAAGAAGCTATGCGAAAAAACAAAAAACCTAATTTAGAAGAACAAGCCGAAGACGCTTTCAAAGACGATCCAAGAGCTGCTGAAGAGATTGAATACGGCAGAATAACCAACAAATACACCCATGTAGAAACAAAAAGTATTTTAGATGAATTTTAATGCTTGACACTAGGCTATGAATACCTATATAACTATCTTGTTCTAGCAAAAAAGGAGATGGACATATGCCTAAAACTAAAGAAGTAGAAGACACTAGGCCCGAATGGGAAATTAAAGATGAAGAACTCGCACAAGTAAGATCAGAGTCTATGGCTCATTTAACACCCGATCAAATGGAAGCTATTCATAATACTTATGATGCTATGAAAGATTTCATGGACGAATATAGTGATAGTTTTGATGTTACGTCAGAGACTGCACGAAAACTGCAAAATTCTTTTTGGAAGATAAGTTACGAATTTCATATGGGAGATAGATAATGAATAAAAGTAATATGACATTTATTAAAGGTAATCAATCGCTACCTACTGATGAATTATTTCAAAGCGATAATATGATTAAAGTTAGATTTCCAGTTAATGCCCAGTCTAAAGCAAGGGGTATTGGTAGCGAAAGAATGTGGGTCGAGGTTCTTAGTGGTACTGCCAAAGACGGTGTTGGCGAGATTAATAACGTACCTGCATTTTCTGATTTCAACCTTGGAGACCTTATCTCTTACGAACTCAACGAAGAAGATGGTGTTTACTATTTTGGTAAGTTAATCAAAAGTAGTAAAACTTTAAAAGTTGGCGATAAAGTAAAAGTAAAAAAAGGAATGCTAAAAAAGTTATATGGAGATAGAGATCCAAAAGCAGATGATAGAGTGGGTACTATTGTAAAAGATTACAAAGATGGAGATTTCAAAGTTAATCTTGGTTCTAATAATACATATAATATCCATATTGATGGTAAATTATTAGAAAAAGAATCAAAGGAGGGGTAGTGCCAATGTCAGGTAATAAAGGTTTTGACGATCATTATAAGCAGCTTGAGGGTTTTAAAATCAAGCAATATGTAGGCATGGTAGATGACGATGGCTACAATGGATTTCCTAAATTCGTGCTAACGAAAAGAGGTTATAAAGATATAGCTATTGAAGTTAGTTGCGATCCCGAGGGCAATGGAGGTGGTTTCTTATTTATAGGAGATGCTGATGCTTAATCCTTTAGATAAAAAAAGAGCAACCTATCTTTCATTTTTTAAAGATGGTGTTGCCGATGGTTTATTATCAGGCATTATTGATGATAGTAAAAGGTCTTCTGCTTACTATAAGCAAGGTTATGATTTTGGTTTGGTCATGTATGCAAAATCAAGATTAGACATTGCTGCTGAAATGGAGAATGATAATGAATAAAAGAGATGACATGATGCCCAATTGGGGTGAAGCTATTCTTGAAGTCGAGGGTTTAGTTAATGAGGAAGTTAGTAAGTTAACTAAACGAGGAGAGCATAACATAGCTAAACTTCTTATGAACTCTCTAAAGGTAATTAAAAGAGGATATTAATATGAACAAATATATCGCATTACATATCTTAAAGACCACTCCTATTAAAAGGAGTGGTTTTGTATATAAGGTCAAAGAATTTTTTAATAACTTATTTAAAAAAAGGAAAACAAATGAAAGATTTTGATTATTGTCAAATATGTGGCGATAAACTCAAAGTTGTTCGCATAGTAAGACGAGTGCCAAGAACTTGCTATATGTGTCGTGGCGATAGAGTTAGTGGATCAAAAGCCCTGAGAGAATTGTTCGCTGAATTACAAAAGAAACCAGCACCAGTCGATGAAGATGAAGCAATGTTTGAAGACGATCCTAGGGCTTTAAAAGAAAACGATACAGAACGATACATTAGAAAAGCACCCGAAGTTAATTATGGTGTATCAGAAATCGCTAGTATGGCTTCTAGAGGCAGTAATTATGCCAAGTATAAAAGAAACTCTTCAATTGATGAAAAACAACACACACAAAAAAAAGGATAAAAATTAATGTCAGAACTTATTTGTAATCTTCCAGCACAACAAGTGTGGGTTCGCAGAGAGTATTTAAGAGACTTAAAAGACGGTCATGGAGAGTTTGTTAAAGGTGTATGGGTTACTGCAAAGTCCATGGCTGGTCGAGCATTTTACTTTGAAACCTACTTACCTGAATATGGTGCTTTGTTCGATAAGCTACCTATCAGCGCCTTTCTATCAGAGCCTGTAAAACCTAAGTTGGATATGGATTTGCCCAACCTACAGTTTTGGAACTGCATGGATTATAATATTACTGCTATCTATAAACAATTTATAGGCAGCATGGATTTTGAAATATTAACCAGGGATTTTGGTGTCGTTAAAGGTGTATATATATGCACATTGGATAACTATCACAATCAGCCTGATGTCATTGATTATAGCACTAGCGAAGTGCCTTCCGAACATAAGTCTTTTAATCTTCTTGAATTGGATAATGGTCAGTATTGTCTATATCCGAACAATAGAATGAGAGTGTTCGACAATAGCCTTACACCACAAGAGCCACTTAAACCTGATTTCTTGGTCAGCACAATCGAATATCAGGTAGAAAACGGCAACAATACTAGGCTTGGCGATACAGATGAATATTTTTGGAAGACGAAAAAGGAGAAGTGAATACCATTTTAATCTCAATCGTTAAAATGGGCAGAGATGGGCTATCGGTCTTTAATCCTTTCTAGGGTAGCCCATCTCGTTAATTATGGAGGAATATATAGTTAAAATGTTTGTGTTAATATGTGTCGTATGGATCGAGGGCAGTCGCTATGACGGTGGCGAACAAATATGTGTCATGCACCAAAGCCAAGTGCAATACGATAATATAGAACAATGTCGTGCTGATATACCAAATAGCGAATTGTTAATAGAAGATGCTATATTTGATAACTTTGGCGAAGAACCAATAGATCATCAAATTATGGCTGGTTGTTTCGAGGGAGCATAAAATGAGTGAAATAATTACTAGAATTGAAGAAGCAATAAAATCTAAAAATATGGAGGAAATAACTCTAATAAGAAAAGAACTTATTAGATCATGGTGGCGTAATTTTAAAGAGGAAAAAGATGTTATGATTAGAAAACTACCAAAAGAAAAGTTTGTTATTCATTGTAAAGAAACAAAGTATTACATGGTTGAAATAGAAGCTGATAACTACGATCAAGCCGTGAAAAAGTGGGAGAACATAGCCAAAAGGCGTGACTACACCACTCTCCACAGAGAAATGGAAACACAAAGCGTGAGTCAGGAGGTTTAAATGACTAAAAGAAAACAAACAAAATGTGCAAATTGCCAAGAAAAAATTGTTTCAGGCATGGAACTGGTAATGAATAACCGAACAATTTGCCTCGGGTGTGCAACCGAAAAAGGTATCGCTCAACAGTTGGATCACTCCGTATTGCACCATATGAATTGTTCGTATGATGTATATTCATGCCCTGAATGCTACAGAAATTACGATCAAATGATGCGATATTTAGGCTACGTTTGTACCCTCAATGGTACGTTCTATAAACGCACCGATGATCCCAAAATTGTGGTGCTTTATGAGTGATTTACTTACCACTTACCAACTTACCACGGTAAGTAGATTGGTCGGTAAGTTGGCAAACCCTTATGTAGCCTCGGTTTGCGTATATCTACTTACCGAGGTTACTTCTTACCACGGTAAGTTAGTTTTAGGTCGTAAGTCATTGATTTCGCTCCTACTTTTTTACTTACCGAACTTCCCCCCTAAAGGGGGGTATAGGTGGGTGGTAAGTAAACCACCCCACCTTACCCTATAGAACCTATTTTAATGGAGATAAAATAAGATGCCAAAGGTAGCACAAGACCTAACCAAAGAACAACGACTCGCTGGTTGGAAAAGACTAACAGATAAACAACAAGACTTTCTGAATAACTTCATGCACAAGGACATGACGCAAACTTCAGCAGCTAGGTCAGCAGGATATGCAAATCCAGGTGTCGATGCCGTCAGGTTACTCCGTAACCCAGTCGTCCAAGAGCGTTATCAGGAAATGCGTGACGAAGCACAAAGTCGGTTCGGGGTCACAATCGATAAGTCGGTGCGTGATCTACTCAAAATCCGTAACGAAGCATGGGAGTCAGGTAAATTTGGCGAAGCTATCAGAGCAGAAGAACTACGCTTAAAGGCTACTGGACTGCTTGTAAACAAAGCCCATGTGCTACATGAACGTACAGATAGCATGACAAGAGAAGAAATACTGTCAAAACTTCAGGAATTTCAAGAGATTGCCCATAAACGCATGAAAATAGCGAACAAATCCCGTAACGAACCAATTACGATAGAACAAAGTAATGTGAAACCCACTAAATAGCATATTTACTTGGCGTGTCGGGTCAGGCGTTGACCCTCGGGTTTCGGGGGTGTCGGGCTTTCGGGCTGGTCGGGCTATGAATTGTTCGGTATTTCGGGCAGCAGCATAGCCCTGGTCCACGCAAAATTGTTCGGTTTCGGGTTCACGGCAGCAGCATACCGCACAATTGTTCGGGATTGTCGGACTTCGGGGCCCTGGTCATCCCCTGAAGGGAGATCACAATTGTTCGGGTTCGGGCTGCCTGGATCTCCCAGCTATGAAGGAACTCACAATTGTTCGCTTTCACAGCTTACACCCAGCTGTGAAGCTGGGCATCCTTCGAGATACCGCACAATTGTTCGCTATTTTAACCAGCAGCACACGCTGCGACCAGGGATGACCAGCAGAAGGAATATCACAATTGTTCGCTATTTACCCAGCTGGGCCCCAGGTTAACGCCGTTAAAAAAAATTATTTAGTTGTTGACTTACAGGAATTGAATGCTTATATTAATAGTAAGAGAAACAAAAACAGCCAAAGGAGATTAAATTGGGTACATTAGAAAACAACGTAATCAAAGCACTTGAGCCAATCGTCAATCAATCTAACGATCAAGAAGATTTTAGAGTTGTGGCTTTATCAAAACATTTAGAGCTAATAGAAGAAGAAGAAAAAGAAATACATTACGAGTCTAACGACACTTATTGTTTTGGTAATGAAGAGTACATGATCCTAACTGATGACGAAGCAGACGAGAAAGTAGCAGAATATATTAAGGAAACTGTTTGGGCATTTAATCCAAGTTTTTTATCTTGCCATAGTGGTATTGATGAAGACGTTTTTAAGTTGCTTCAAGAAAAATGCGAGTCAGCAAACGAAGCTATATTGAAGTTAATAAAAGATTTCGATCATTTCGTGGAAGATGCCGTTAGGTCAGATGGCAGAGGTCACTTCTTGTCAAGCTATGACGGAGAAGAGAACGAAATAGGTTTGTTTAAATTCTTCTGTCCTGAATATAACAACGAAACATATTACATCTATAGAACCAACTAATTCCGTTGGCTGGAAGAGAAAAGGGCGATCTTCGGGTCGCTTTTTTTTGTGCCTGAATCAGAAATTGTTCGCTTGCAGCAGCACTGGTCTTTTTTTCCAGGTCGGGTTCGGGGTTCACAATTGTTCGCTTACGCAACCAGGGAAGGCTTGGCGCGGCTAACCAGCTTACCCAGTGCGACTTCGGGTTCACAATTGTTCGGTATTATGCAGCGGCAGCAGTTGTAAACCAGCTAATGCGCCGTAACCTACAGCTACATTATTACAACCTATTGTTTTTTAGAAGCGAACAATTGTTCGTTGCCTCCCAGACGTTTGTTAGTGCAAATATTAAACATAAAAATTATGTCATATGATATATTAATCCTTGACATGGAGGAACTCAATGCTTATATTAGTATTAACTTAAACAAGCCAATGGAGAAACGAATGACTTACTTTAAAGAATGTGTAAAAGATTTAGAAAACAAAATACCTAAAGAGTGGGAGCATACAAGTTATGGAAATGATGCTTGTCCATCTTATAGCTTTAAAAACAAAAAACTTTTTATCGATCACCCTAATCCTAAGATGAGAGAGGGGGAAGATTGGAAAAGATTCTCAATTACAAATGATGATGAATACTCTGATAATTATCAAGTTAATGTTTTAGAAACAGATGATTTTGATACTGTTGTAAAATTCATGGGAGAAAAATAATGATTAATTATAAGACAACTCTTACAAATAAAGATATGTGCGAGAAGTTTATTACTTCACTTCATATTAATAATAAATTGTTTCATTTTGATGATGACCCATCAGAACAAATAGACAAAAATGGTAATACATTATTTACATCAAAGGAATGTGAATTATTAAACAAAAGAATTGATGAAATCTTTGATATTCTTGATGATCCTTACGAATTAGCAGTTGAACTTATTAGTCAAAATTATGAGGAGAAAACAGAATAATGTTATACGCATCTTATGGTGCAAACCTTAATAAAAAAAATATGAAAACAAGAACCCCAACGGCAGTCCCTTTATATGGGACTGTCTTAAAAGATTGGAAGTTAGTTTTTAATACAGTTGCTGACATTGTACCCTCAAAGGGGGATGAGGTTCAGATAGGTTTGTGGGAAATACAAAAAGCAGATGAGAAAGCACTCGATAGATTCGAGGGCTTTCCTCATTTGTATAAAAAGAAAATTATCCATGTAGATGGTTTGAATGCCATGACTTACGTTATGTCTAGGAAAGGAGTGGGCTTACCATTCAAACAATATTACGATAGCATAGCAAAAGGCTACAAGGACTTTGGTCTTGATGAAGATCATTTGGCTTGGGCTTTGCGAGATGCTTACAATCAAGCTGATCGGACTCAAGAGATCTTGAAGATGGGGAGGGCTTCAGGTTAGATTGTTAAACTTGTTCGGTAAAAACCCCAGATGCTTCAGGCGTCTGGGTTTTTTTTTGCTCGGTGTCTGGCTCTGCCGGGCTTCGAGAACGAACAATTGTTCGTTTTTTCTAACCAGAAGGACGAACCAGTACCCGTAACTGGTAACAATTGTTCGGTATTCGGGGCCTGTAGCTAGGTAAACAGAAGCGTTTCTACCGCACAGGTCGCCGCTTGCTGCTGCTATCAAGCTAAAATTGCGAACAATTGTTCGGTTTTTTGACCAGCGCCGCTGCCAACAGCTTCGGACTCGGGATCGGGTCGGGCTTCGGGTCGGGATCGGGTTCGGACTTGTTCGGTATCCGATTTTCAGACCAGATTATCCAAATAAAACCTCCAAAAAATTGCGAACAATTAAAAAAAAAGTGCAAAAAAAATGAAATTGTTCGTTATTATAGCTTGTTATAGGAAGATTTTTCCTATACAATCTAAGAGTAAATTAAATCAAACAGCCAATAAGGATATATTATGGATATTTTACAAAATACAAATAGAACTAGCCTAACAATGGGACTAGAATTTGAGGGTGTATTTACTAGCAGAGGTAATACTCAATCAATCAATGAACTACAAACTGTATTTGATAATGATGAAGAACTTAATTTTATTAATGTCAAAACAGATGGAACACATGGAGTTGATTTCGAAATAGCATTTCCAATATTATCAATCGATAGTGAGCTATCATGGTACTATGTTAATAAGGTTTTAAAAGTCCTTGTTAATAATGGTTGTAATGTTAGAAAATGTTGTGGTGTTCATTGTCATATAGGTTTAAAACCTATTTCTGCAAATATAACAAATGATGCTTTTACAAAACTATCAATTGAAACATACAGAAATAATAGATCTTATATTCTTCAATCTTCATCATCATTTGATGATGTCTTAGACAATGCAGTTATTAAAGATGTAGTTTTAAGATATGCTATTTATCAATTAGAAATAAATAAAATATTTCCACCTAGTAGAACTAATAACAGATTTTGCCAAGGTCTAGATTTATGTATTGATGCAATAAGATCATGTGATGGTTCTATTTCTTCTTTATTAAATGCCATTCAAAGACATGGAGCAACAAACAGAAGAGACAAATTTTTCTCTGTTAATCTTCAATCATATGCAAGATATGGAACTATTGAGTTTAGACAACATTCTGCAACACTTGAAAGAGATAAAATTAAACCATTTGTTATGATGTTAGCTAATATGTTTAATCACTCTATTAACAATAGATTGTTAACTAATAACTCTAGAATTGAGCAACAACAATTACCTAATCAGCCATTTAATCCTAATTCTAAATTAGGTTTATTATGGTCTTTATGTAAGACAGATAATGGAGCAACTACTAGAGAGATTATGGCACATTGTAATATTGATAATGCTAAATCAGTAAGAAGAACAATATCAACTATTAGAGCAAAGTTTAGTCATCACTCTGTAGAATGTTTAACACAACAATTCTACAATCACAGATATGGAACTAGTAACGATCAACATGATTTGAATGGTTATAAAATACCTAATTATATTGAGGTTTCAATTACTAGTAACTCAATAGATGAAAGTGTTGAAGATCATTTTCTAGTAGGTTTAGAAGATCAATATAAAACATACTTATTAAATAGGATTACACATTTTAGTTAATGTGTAATTTTTAAATCTAATTAAGATAACCTATAATATTTTTATAGGTTATTTTTTTGTCTGTAATTCGGGGTGGGGTGTACCCCACACCCACCCAAAACAATATTTTTTGTACTGGTGTTTCTTTTCGCCGAGTTTCCCAGATACGCCCACCATGTTTTTAAAACACGACCCAAAAAAAATTTTATAAAAAAAATATTGACGCTTTAGGCACTGATGCCCTATAAGTATTTTATGCCTAAGTATAAACTAGAATATCCAACGAAGTCTTATTTTGAATCCCCTGGACCAGAGGGTGTCATTGACGAGTTATACAAGACGTTTGTAGGCGCTGACCCGATAAGGGGAGACTTTGTAAGAACTTGTGCAGCGATTGCGTGCAATTGGACTGGTAAGCCAGTGAGGTTTGGAAGTGATTTGGACTTTGCTAGAGATTTAATGCGTTATGGAATATTGGAGGAGATGCCAAATGAAGAAGAACGACAAGAGTTATTGTGATTGGAATGGTTCTGAGCTGCGTGAGAAGCGTAAGTTATTGGGTTTGAGTCAAATTGTGATGGCGCAGAAGCTAGGATTGAGTGAGCGGGGTTATAGGTGTTATGAGACTGACACTTATCAGATACCGATACCGATCAAATATGCAGTTTTGTACCTGATGAATGATGGCGAGGCTAGTAAGAGTCATGCTGAAGTGCGTGATTTTGATGAAAATGCTAATCCGTTGAGTGAATTTGACAAAGAGAGGATATGGAAGTTGAGTAATGCCATATCGCACATGATTCCAGAGGCTGAAAAGATGAATGATAGGGTATATGTGTCCAAAGTTTTGTTACAATGTGATAAAGAGATGCAACTGATGTTGTCAAAAATGAATTAATCGTATATCATATCTTCAAAGACTAGTTTTTTTGGAGATTTTTCATGGTTAATGGTCCTATGGGTGGCAATATGGGTACACCGCCTGCTCCTTCGCAACCTCCGCAGGTAAATTTTGAGACTACGGTTGAAAGCAGAGGTAATTTCAACAATTTTTTAAGATCTCTACCACAGACAACGAATATGACCCCGCCACCTCCAATGGGGTCATCCCCTATGCCTCCTATGGGTGGTAATCCGATGGCGAATATTGATATATTCAATCAGCCTATGGGCATGATGGGTATAAATCAGCCGCCTATGAATCCTATGATGCAACCGCCTATGCAGACACCCATGATGATGGCTGGAGGTGGTAATGTTCCTCCTAGACGTACAGACATCATGGGTGAGGATCATATGTTAGCGTATATAACACCTGAAGAGGGTGGGATATTACAGGCATTAGGTGGATCTGGCGAACCCGGACCTATGGGCATACCTCAATTTGGATTTGGGGATGGTGATGATGATGGTGGCTATGGCGATGGAGACAGTGACACTGGTGGAATGGGAGGTGGAGACACCGACACTGGCGGTGGCGGTGGTGGAGGCGGCTCTGATAGTGATGGCTCTGACAATAACTTTAGTGACGATGCTCAAGCGACAGATCCTGGTGGCAACTATGGTGATGACGATGATGATGACGATGCTCAAGATTATAGTGACGGCAGTGGAACTCAAGACACGGGTAATGTAAGCGATAGCACGAGTGGTGATTACACTGATTACGATGATTCTGATCCAGATCAGGACATGGATTACACAGACCCTGATTATGGATATACAGATCAAGACACTGACACTGGTCAAGATGACATGGATAGGGCATATGAAGAGGGTCGTAAAGCGGCTGAAAAGGCGGCAAGAGAAGCAGCAGACAGAGCGGAAAAAGCAGCGAAGGCAGCAAGAGATAAGGCAGCTGCTGATGCGAAGGCTGAACTTGACAGAGCTAGGGCGCAAGCGGCGAGAGATAAGTCATTAAGGGAAGCAGTTTTTCAATCAAGATTACAGCAAGACAAGTTAGACAGAGCAAATTTAATGTCTGATATTAGCACTCCCATTATGGGGGACATGAATATGCCTAATATAACAGCTGGCTCTATGCCTGGCGGTCCTCCTACTTCTAATGTTGCGGCGGCGGCTGGCACTAGTTTGGGTACGAGTCAAACAAATGTTCCAAATGATTTAGATTCAGGATTTTTAAATACAGGATTAAGTTTACCCGTAGATTTTGAGGAAAAAGTAGGAAAAGATTTTAATGCTCAACGTATGGCAGACATTGAGAGAATGTATAATGTTGATGTTGGTCAAGCTGGAGTAGGTACAGGTAAAGATCCAAATTTCATGGACTCTTCAAAAGGCACAGATCCTACATTTTTTGAGTCTAAAGGAGTTCCTGGTACATTAGCTTCGATTGCCGATGCTATTGAGAAGGCTAGCAGAGAGCGTATGGCTACTGAAATAGCTATGGGCAGACCTATGGGATTAGATGAAACATTATTTGGATATACAGCGCCCAACATAGGTATGGGAAAAACAAAAGCAACAGATCAAGAAACAATTCAACAATATAATGAAAGAACGGGTAGATCAATACCAGAGAATCAAGTAGTTAGAAGTGATAGTGGTCGTATTCTTGCTATAAAAGATGCAAGTGGTAGGGTTGTTTCAGGCACAGATCCAAATGCTGAAATACCATCTGGAGATGATAATGAAAGACCAATAACTGTGAGAAAAAGACCAAAAGATGAAGATAAAAAAGATCCAGTTGATCTTCCACCAAATGTAATAGGTGGTGGAGATCCTGTTGCTATTCCAAAAAATCCTTTTATTGTTGATTCACCGTTTACAACTGATGTTGGCGATTTCAGGCCCGTTGGATTTAGTGCTGGAGATATAAATAAATTGATAGAATCTTTAACGGGTATTGCTGCTCCTAAATCTATGGCGAGAGGTGGAGTTGCTGGATACGCGGGTGGTGGTTTAATAAGTGCTGTGGATAACTTTTTAGCGTCAGTTTAATGAATGAGCAGATCAAACCAGAGGAATTTGCAGAATATTTAAGTGATGATGAGTTATCCAAACTAGCTCCGTTACTTGATAGACTTTCTTTGTTGGAAGATCAGAAAAAAAACCAAGATAATTATTTAAAGTTTGTAAAGAAGATTTGGCCCTCTTTCATTGAGGGTAAGCATCATAAGATTTATGCAAATAAATTACAGCAAGTAGCCGATGGTAAAATCAAGCGTTTAATTATCAATATGCCGCCTAGACATACTAAATCAGAGTTTGCGAGTTACTTGTTTCCAGCGTGGCTTATGGGCAAACGACCTGATTTAAAGATAATACAAGCGACACACACGGCAGAGTTAGCTGTGGGTTTTGGTCGTAAGGTTAAGAATTTAATTGATAGCGATGATTTCAGAGATATATTTCCTGATATAAAATTAGCTAGTGATGCGAAGGCATCAGGTAGATGGTCAACAAATGGTGGAGGTGAATATTACGCTGTTGGAGTTGGTGGTGCGTTAGCTGGTCGTGGAGCTGATTTGTGTATTATTGACGATCCTGTATCTGAACAAGACGCACTGAGTCCGACAGCTTTAGACGGTATTTATGAATGGTATACATCAGGTCCAAGACAGAGATTGCAGCCAGGTGGTTCGATTATCATTGTTATGACGAGATGGGGTATTAAGGATTTAACGGCAAGAGTTATTGCAAAACAAGCTGAAGGAGGCGCAGACAAATGGGAAGTCGTGGAATTTCCAGCAATATTTCCAGAGACGAACAATGTATTATGGCCCGAATATTGGAGTCGAGACGAATTAGATGGTGTAAAGGCATCTATTCCCGTAGCCAAGTGGAATGCACAGTATATGCAGAACCCAACGGCAGAAGAAGGAGCGATTATAAAAAGGGAGTGGTGGAATGTTTGGGATAATAGTGAACCACCTCCGTGTTCATACGTCATACAATCATACGATACCGCTTTCAGTAAAAATGATCGTGCTGACTATAGTGCTATTACTACTTGGGGGATATTTACTCCAGTAGAGGGTGAGGGTGATGCGATTATTTTACTTGATGCTGAAAAGGGCAGATGGGATTTTCCAGAATTAAAATTAAAGGCTCAAGAACTAAGCGAGGCTTATGATCCAGACATGATTTTAATAGAGCAAAAAGCTAGTGGTATGCCTTTAACACAAGAGCTTAGACGTATGGGTATTCCAGTTACACCCTTTACACCGAGTAAAGGTGCTGATAAGTTTGCAAGAATGAATGCTTGTGCGCCTGTCTTTGAAAGTGGTATGGTATGGAGACCAGATGCTAATTTTGCAGAGGAAGTTGTTGAAGAATGTGCTAGTTTTCCACATGGCGACCATGATGACTTGGCAGATTCGATGACACAGGCTATACTAAGATTCAGACAAGGTGGTTTTATATCCACACCTGATGATGAAGAATTTGAACCAGGATATAGAAGAAAAATGGAGTATTACTAATGCCAGGAAAAAGTGTAGGTAAGATTTTAGACGATAAAGCATCTTCAGCAATAAGAAAAGGTGGAGGATCTATATCAGAAAAAGAAATGATTAAAATAATGATGGACGCTGGAAAAAAATCAGGTCTTTTTAAAAAAATGGAAATGGGTGGCGAAGTTATGGACACAACCAAGTCTATGCCCGTTGGTATGATGGGCGGTGGTAAAGTCAAGCCTATAAAGATGAACATGGGCGGTGTTGTTCCCGGCAGAGGTGGGAAGTTCAAAGGAGTTAGGTAGTGTCAGACGAAGCTGATAGAATTAGAACTTACCAAGAATTAGCAAGGCGTGGTCAAGCTGTTCCTGGTAAGAACTTTGGTAAAGGCGTGACACCTAAGACAAAGAAGATAGAGCCAAAGGTTAAAGTAATAGATACAACCAAAATGAAACAAATTAAGTTACTGAAAGACGGTGGTTCTGTGAGTAAAAAGAAAGATTCAAACGCTGCTGCAAAAGGTGTAGCTAAAATTATTGAGCAAATTCAAAGTGGCAGAACGGGCATTAAGTCTGTTGATAAACAGAAAAAAGCTGATGCTGCTATGATGGCAAAATTAAAGCGTGGCAGTAAAGCTCCAAGAGTTAGAGTTAAAGCACAAACTTTTGATATTGATCCCAAAAAAGGTGGAGCATTTGACGTTAGTAAAAACATCATAACCATGAAAAATGGTGGTGAAGTTATAAACATGACTAGATCAATTATGGTTAACCCAAAGACAGGAGAGTAATATGAGAATGGATCAAAGTTTTAAAGATATGGAAAGCATGTTTAAAAGAAACTTTCCTAAACAAACTAAAGGTAAAGACAGAGCGGCAATTAGAGAAATAATGCGTGAAATGGGTTACGGCTATGGAACTGGACTTAATAAGGAAATGAGAAAAAATAAAGGTGTTTCAAAATTTAAAGACGGAGGTCTTGCGATGGCAATAGAAAAAGTAAAAGCAAAAGAAATGAAAGATGGTGGTAATGTGCCAAAGCCTAAATTAAGACCTAAGAGTCTGAAGGCAGACAAAACCGAATCTTTAGATAAAGAATTTAGTAAAAATGTTGCTAGGACAAATAAAAAGAACGCAGAGAATGTAAAAAAAATGAAATTTGGCGGCAAGGTTAAAAAGATGAGAGAAGGCGGTAGTGCAATGTCTGACGCTAACAGAGAAATGATACAAGCTATTTTAGGTGAATCTGGAAAAAAAATTAGTGATGCAGACAGAGCTAGTATGTTGCAAATGATGGGTGAATCTGGAAAAACCATTTCAGACGCTGATCGTGAGAGAATGATGATGATTATTGGTTCTAGAAAAGGAATGAAATACGGCGGTAAAGTAAAGAAAATGAAAGTTGGTGGTGAAGCTGTACCATCAAAATTCAAAGGATTTTCAAAATTACCTGAAAAAGTTCAACAGAAAATGGACCCAGATTTAGCATCTAAATATAAAATGGGTGGCAAGGTCGAAGAATACGGTGGTGGCGGTTCTGTCAAAGGTGGCAAGATGTCATGTCGTGGCATGGGTGCAGCAATCAAAGGTGGCGGCTTTTCTATTAGATAGGATTTAAAATGGCAATCGAAAAAATAAATGGTATTGATGGTGCGATTCCTCCAGAGCTAGAATCTAGCTTAGTTGAATTAGCACAACAGCCTATGCTTGAAGGCATCACAGAGATGGATGATGGATCAGCTATCATTGGTGAAATGCAAATGGAAGCAGAAGCTCCTATTACTATTCCTTTCGATGCAAACCTAGCAGAACACATTGATGAAAGTGTATTGTCAGAAATATCTAATGAAATCATAGGCAATATTGAAGATGACACCAATTCAAGAAGCGATTGGGAAGAACAATATAAAGGCGGATTAGAACTTCTTGGTATGAGTTACGAAGATAGATCAGAACCTTTCGAGGGTGCATCTGGTATAGTGCATCCACTATTGGCTGAATCCGTTACACAGTTTCAAGCACAAGCATATCGTGAAATGCTACCCGCTGGAGGACCAGTTAAAACAGCAATTATTGGAGCAGAAACTCCAGAGACATCAGCTCAAGCAGAGCGTGTTAAAAATTATATGAATTATCAGATGTTATTCTATCTTCCAATAGTAGGTTCAGCATTTAAAAAAGTTTACTTTGATCCAACAATGCAAAGAGCAGTAAGTAAGTTTGTGCATTCTGAGGACTTAATTGTTCCATACAGTGCAACAGACTTAGCGACTGCCACAAGAATTACTCATTGTATCCGTATGGACAAAAATGAAATTAAAAAATTACAATTATCAGGATTTTACAAAGATATAGACCTTCCTAGCTCTGGCGCTGACTCTGATGGCATGAGCGATGTGAAGGATACAATCAATGAGATAGAAGGTATTACAAGTAGCTCTTCACAGAATGAAGAGATGATGGTTTATGAAGTTCACACAGATTTGGATATTGAGGGGTTTGAAGATATTGGAGCTGATGGTGAACCGACAGGACTGAAGATGCCCTATATCGTCACAATCATGGAGGACACTGGGGATGTCTTATCAATCAAACGGAATTTCAATGAAAACGATCCGCTCCGTAGGAAAGTGCCTTACTTTATTCATTATAAGTTCTTACCTGGTCTTGGGTTTTATGGTTTTGGTCTCACGCACACTATAGGTGGTCTTTCCAGAGCTTCTACGTCCATTCTAAGGCAGTTAATAGATGCTGGCACACTATCTAACCTACCAGCAGGTTTTAAGGCTAGAGGAGCTAGAATAAGAGATGACGAGACACCTCTTAATCCTGGTGAATTTAGAGATGTGGATATGGTTGGTGGTGATCTAAGATCAGCCATCATGCCATTACCATTCAAAGAACCATCACAAACATTATATTCTCTTATGGGAACATTAATTGATTCTGGCAGACGTTTTGCATCTATGGCTGATATGAAAGTTGGCGAGATGCAAGGCAACGCTCCTGTTGGCACAACTATGGCTATTATGGAGCGTGGCACGAAGGTCATGTCTGCTATTCATAAACGTCTTCATTATTCACAAAAAATAGAATTTAAATTATTAGCTCGTATCTTTGCTATGGATGTTCCGATGTATCCATATCAAGTACCAGGAGCGCCACCAGAAATAAAACAAACTGATTTTGATGATCGAATAGATATATTACCTGTTTCAGATCCAAACATATTCTCCATGTCACAACGTATTGCTTTAGCTCAAACTCAATTACAGTTGGCTCAAAGCAATCCAGAAATTCATGGGCAGAATGGTATGTATCAAGCCTATCGTAAAATGTACGAAGCATTAGGCGTTACAAATATAGACCAAGTGTTGCAGCCTCCCCCACAACCGATGCCCATGAACCCTGCAAAAGAAAATCAAGAGGCTTTAAGAGGTGGAACGCTAACAGCATTTCCAGAGCAAAATCATCAAGCTCATATAACAGCTCACTTAGCTATGATTTCAACACCCGTTGCACAAGCAAACGCTGCTATACTTATGACATTACAAGGTCACATATCTGAGCATATGGCAATGATGTCAGAGATAACTGCACAACAAGAAGTTATGGCATCTATTCCGCCAGAACAACAAATGATGATGCAACAAGATCCAAATATGCAAAAACAAATTGCAGATCAAGTTGCTTCTCGTGCAGCAGAAATATCTGCTGAAGTAAGTGAACAATATGCACAATCGTTAACTCCACCAGCACAAGAAGATCCACTTGTTACAATAAGAAAACAAGAATTAGCTTTGAGAGGTCAGGAGATACAACAGAAAGAACAGCAATTCCAACAAAAACAAGAAATGGAGATGCAAAAAGAAAATAACGATGTAATGATAGATACTCAACGTCTTCAGCAACAAGATCAAATTGCTCAAGATAGAATAGAAACTCAAAGAGATATAGCAGCTATGAATGCTATGGGAAGGAAGTAAAATGGTTAGTTCAGTTCGTGCAGGAATGATTGCACAAGAAAAAGAAAAGAAAAGACAAACTAGACTTGCTGAACAAGGAATAACAACACCACCAGAAGTTGTTGTAAAAGCAATAATAGAGCAAAATCCTTTGGAAGTATTAGAGGTTATAGAAAATGTCGAACCAAAAACGAAACAAAGTACAGAAAAAGATAAACCAAAGAAAAAGGCAAAAGCCAAAAAACAAAGCAAAAATAATAACAAAGTTCTCAAAGATAGCTAGACCGCAAAGGTTTGAGGGCGTTTTTTAATGGGGAACTATCATAGATCCAGTAACAATATCGTTAGCCGTAGGCGTGGCTTCAAAAGCATTTGATGCAATAAAAAAAGGTTTTGCAGTAGGTAGAGATATTGAACAAATGTCAGGAGACATTGGACGCTGGATGGGAGCAGTATCAGATGTTGATAACGCAGAAAAACAAGCTAAAAATCCTCCGTTGTTTGGTAAGTTGTTTAAAGCTGGTTCTATCGAAGAAGCCGCTATGGCAGCCTATGCAGCCAAGAAGAAACTTGAGGAACAGAGGTATGAACTCAAGACATTTTTAAATTTAACTCACGGCCCAGGAGCTTATGAAGAGCTTTTGGCTATGGAAGGACAGATAAGGAAACAAAGACAAGAAACTGTTTACAAACAACAACAACTAAGGAGACAAGTCGGGGAGGCTGTCACATGGTTGATTGTTGCATTGTGTGTTGGTGGTTTTGCATTGTTACTTGCATCTGTATGGTCTAGTAGATCAAAAGCAGATGGTTATACAT